TAGAAAGCTGAAACCAGAGCATCTGGTCGCAGTACTTTAGCACCGTATACGTGCAGACCACGTACAATGTCACCAAAACTATCTGGGTCACGAATAACCTCAGTGCTAGTAATAGTCTGAGCCGTAGCTGTAGAAGACATATGACCAGCAAGACATTGACCAGCAGCGTTAGACGTTGCAGCAATGTTATTAGTTTTGTACATGTCAAATCCACGCAGCTTACCAGAGCTTACCAAACCATTACGGATGGAGCCTTGACCAGCGTTGTAGTCAACAGACAAGAGCTTAGAAGAACTTTGTACAAGGACTTCGTAGAACTCTGGATTAGCCAAGAACCAACGACCTTCTTCAGGAACATTAGCTTCGTCTAGAAGACGGGCCATGTGAGAAAGAACGTCAATAGGATCATGCTCGCCTGAAGCAAAACCGATGTCCAAGTTACCAGTACCGTCAAAAGTACCACCAGCAAGGTCAGTTGCGCTGTCAGAACCAAGAATGTGGTTCGGGCTTGCTGCAGAAACGCCTGCGATCATAGAAGCAATTACACCTTCGTCAAAAGCATCACGCAAAGCGTAAGCTGCAGAAGAGGTTGCTACGTCACGGAAGTTTACATGCGACATGTTTGTTTCAATATCATCAACGATGAACTTAAATGCGTTAGCAGTATCAACAACCAAAGTTACTTCTTGGTCGGTCAATTTAGTCTGCGTTACATCAGCACCACGCTCATACTGGTAAACAGTAATTTCGGGTTCTTTGATGATTCGTACAGTATCGCCAAAGGCAGAGATTTCACCAGCATAGTCAGTGTTCGTAATAGCTTCCGCTACTGAAGACTTCCTAAAGAAGTTGAGTACTTGCTTTGAATATACTTTTGGTAGGAAAAACGAGTTAGTTTGTCCTGATACAGAGTTACCAAAGTTACCGTTGGTGTCTGTAGATTGTTCAAAAAATTGGTCTGATTGGTTATAAGCCATGTTATATTACTCCTAAGTAGAAAAGATTATCCTCTACGAACTCTTCCCTCTTCCATAGCAATTTTGATTTCATCTTCGTGTCTATCAAATTGATCAAGGGACATTTTCGCTATTTCACTTTCCGTCCAGATCTTAGCTTCTTTAGCATCTACATTGGTTGTTTTAGTAGATACCATATCTGCTGCAGAACCACCTTGCGGCTGTCTGTTACCTGAACGTCTTTTGCGAGAACCTTGTCCTTTACCAGTTTCTAATTTATAAAGATCTAAAGCTTTAACGGCTAAAGTAACATTATTAGGATTATTGTAGATCCAATCTTGTATCTGATCAGGTTGTTCCTGTGCCCACTCATGAAAGCTATCGTCTCCTCTGATTTGATCAAAGTCAGGATGTCTTTCTTGAAGAGCCGACTCAGCTTCTCGCGCTGCAATCTCTGCTTCCCGTTGTTCAATAACAGAAAGTTTAGATCTTAGTGCTTCTACTTCTTGTTGGCTTCTCATATGAGCTACAGTTTCTACTGTATCATATAGATCAGGGTATTCAGTTCTAAAGCGGTCTAAGTCCTCTTGAGACTTAGGAGCTTGATACTGAGGTTCAGCTTCTTTAGCCTGCTCCCTAAGTTCTTGCTCTGTGCGCTTAAACTCTGAAAGTTTCTGATCATAATGTTTCTTTAAATCATCATAGCGTTTCTTATAATTAGTACTTGGTTCATCCTCAGAAGAAGGGGCCTTTTTCCGGGTGGCCTTCTGCTGTTGAGGTTCGTTATCATTATCATCTTCATAATACAAACTCTCAGCCGCGCTAGGTGTTTGCTTTCTTTCCTGCTTGTGCCAAGGTTTACGTGCATTATATGGATTTGATACTTCTTCCTCTTCGTATGCCTGTTCTGACATGGTTCTCTCCTTTTCTACGGGGCTTGTTTCTTGCAAGGTAGCCAATTTCAAACGTCTTTAAAATCTGGGGCTTGATACTACAAGGTAGCCGTACTATTGTTTTATTACCGTCTTCCTCCCATAAGGCTTGGCATTTGATTAGCAGATATCATAGACTGAGCTACAAGATCTTCATCCTCTTCTTCCAACGGTTGACTAGGGTTTTCTAGCAAACCACCCATCTGGTAAGTTGAACGCGTTGTTACACCACCACTAGCTTTTCTTTCGGCATCGTCCATCATTGTCTGAAGGTTGTCTGCTCCAATCTCGCTAGTAGCTTCTTCTGTGACTACAAACTCACCATCGCTTAATCGCGCAGGTATTGAGTCTGAGACACCTGTTCCGGGGCCTTCAACTTCTCCAGCTCCCGAAAATTCTGATGCAGTCGTTACGACCTTATCAAAAATCTCACTAAGCCTTGGATCTGATTCCAAAGCTCCCATTAAATATTCTTGTTCACCATCGTCTAGGGATTCTCCTAGTACATAGTCCATGTAGCCTTCTTCCATTTCATCATCTGGTAGCTGAGATGATTCTGCATTTGCTTGCTCTTCTGGAGTGAAAGTATCTACTGGCATTGACTGTTTTTCTTCCTCTAAAGCCATACCCATTTCAGGGGCTACAAGCATTGATGCACCGCCTTCTGCGTTTTTCTTTCTAGGAAATAGTTCTTTATCTATGTCTTTCTGCCCTTCCTGCTTTGCTTGCCATTTGTAAGCTTCAGTTATCTCAGCATCGGACAAATTATATTTATCTTTTTTCCCAGCTTCTACAATTTCAATAATAGATTTAAATTGCGCCTCTTCAGTAGCTTTAACGTCACTGCCTTCTGCGTAATTATCTCTTTTTAACATACTATTGGGCATCTCTTCTCTCCATTTCTGCTTTAACGCTTTCCTTTAGCTGCTCTAGTTTAACCAGAGAATTCAGCTTCCCCTGACTGCGGTACAGCTCCAGTTCCGATGTTGCCACCGCCAGTACCTGTTGCTCCAAGGTCTTGGCCCTGTGGAGGTACTCCTTCAGCGGCTCCCATAGCTCCGGGTTGTTCACCAGTGGGGCCAGCTTCCGCGCCAGTTGCTTGTCCAGCATTATTTTGCATTCCTATAATTTGAGCCATCAATGCTGCTTCTTCAGGATCGTTGATCAATTCATCTGGATCAAGATCAAGGCTGTAAGCGAGTTCACTGATTAGCTTGTTCATTTTAATGAAAGGTGCAATAGCAGGATTCTGTGCAGTCTGTAAGAACATTGTCAGTCGTTGACTTCTAACTTCTTTCTGCATTAGGCTATTAGTACCCGTAGCTTTTACTTCTAGATCACCTTTAACATCTAACTTAGACTCTAGGAATTGCATGTTCCACTGGAAGTATGCTTCACCCATAGGCTTAAGTAAGAAGTCATCAAGATTCTTTATTACTGTTTTAATATTAAGAGATGCTGCGCCAAGTAGCATAGACATACCTGAAGCAGTTCGTGTCATACTCTGGACACCTGTTTGACCATGTGAATAGCTTGGAATACCTGTTTGTTCATCTGCAAGCTGTCTGAACTTGTCAAACATCATCATGTTTTCTTGTGAGGTATTAGGAAACTTTAAGCCATTGATAGCTTGTCCGGGCATTCCTGCTTGTCTGCGGAAAACCTTGCCGGGATATATTTCCATACTTTGACCACCCACAAGAGCAGTCTCGTCTACATCAAAGACAAGTGATCCTGATAACGCTAGATTGTCTATTGCCATACGAGCATGACCATTCATGATCTTTTGAGAATCATCCATATTCTCTGCAACCCCTATGCCAAAAAAGCTATAAGGATTACGCTCATAAGGAAAGGCATGATAAGGCAACCTGAAAGGCGTAAAAGGATTTATTACTGCTCTTAACATTTGACCGTTGCAGATCCAAGCGTTTACTTGTACTTCATCTAGGTCATCTACTTCCTCTGGTATATCCATACCAACTTGGCGAGCATACTCAGCGTCTATTACTCCCCAATACTCTAGAACCTCAAACTGTCCTGATCCTTCTTCGCCTGTGCGATGGTCATCTTTCAGCTCTTGTTCATAATCCTTTTCTTCGTAATTAGGCCCCATCATTAAGGCTTCACGAATTGCATCTTTATCAAAATATGGCATCTTCGCCAAAGATCGTATCTTAGTACGATTCATTCTGTGTCTATGAAATATATACTCTGCTTCGTTTATGTTTGTAGCATTAGGATCTGGGAAAAAATCCCATAAGCTGACAAACTCAATACGAGGGACGCGCACATCCACTGGAGAATATTTTCTATCTCCTTCTTCATTCTCTTCCCACCTACTCAGGGTCTTATTAAAGTTAAATGGCCCTTTTACTATGCCTGTGCCAAACAAGGCTGATTCAAAGAGAGCATTACGTATTTCACTGGCTCCGTTTGATTCTTCTATCTGATCGTGTATTAGTTTTTCTAAACGCCTTGCGGCTTCTTTAGCCGGACTTACTTGAAGAGCTTGAGGATTAGGACTAGGCCCATCAACTAACTTTTCTTCTGCGGCTTCTTCAAGAGATGTTTCTTCAAAGCCTCCTGAGCCAAAAGTTGCTCCCGGCTTAAGAACCTTTCCGTCTCCTGCGAAACCAACATCATAAGGGTTAGCTTCTTCTTCTTTCTTAGCAGGAAACTCTTCGGCACTTGTTTCAATCCCCGGTAAAGGGTTTTGAGGGTCTAAGTGAGCATACTCGCTAATACCTTCTGGTACTTTAGTTTCTGAGATACCAATAGGAAACTTATTAGCACCAAAGATAACATCAACTAACTGTCCGAAAGCAGCAAGTACTTTTGTCTTTGTTACTTTAACAAATATTCTAGATTTTTCAGATTCTCTAAAACGTACATTTTTACCATATAAACCACGATAGTTGTGGTAAGCTTCTAGCCATCGTCTTTCGTCTAAGTCTCTGGCGCTTTCTGCTTGCTCATAACGATCCATAATAAGACCAACAAAGTTATTACGCAAAGACTCTTCTAAAGTCAATTGCATACCTTGTTCTTCTTCTACCTCTTCAAAGTATAGACCGTTAGCTGTTAGACTGTTTTGTTCTGACATAAATATACCGTTTATAAAGGTTTAGACACACTCATACTAACACCAAGTCCATGTGCGTTTTTATTTACACCTGCTCCAAATGTAGTTCCCTTTCGTGTAGTCTTTTGATACCCTAGACTGTAATTAGTACCGCCTTTGTTTTTATCAGCAGTAGCACTAAAAGACCCTTTTGAAATCCTTACGCTAGTATTCTTCCCGTAGTTATCTCTTCGCTGTTGGGCTTCAATAGAAAAGCCGCCCTTATCCATACCGCCACCTATAGTTGTAGCTGTATAGCCTTTATTATCTTTATAAATACTTGCAGAACCTTTTAAACCTTTGCCTTGTACAGATCCAGTTACATTAGCACTAGCATTATTGTTATTACCACGCGCTCCAGCTTCTATAGAGGCTACACCGTTATAGCTTGTTTTTTTAACAGTACCACCATTATTATATTTTATTCTTGATTTTTTCATAAACAGCCCTTAAACTTTAATATCCAAAATCTGCATCTGCAGGTGTATAAGCTTGCTCAAGACGTATGTGCCTTAACTGAGCAAGAGGATCGTTTACTCTTGGCCTAGACATAATAAGATACCTTAAGGCATCATATGCGTGGTCAGGCGCATGAGTATCAACATCTTCAGGGTTTGACTTATCCAGAGGAATGCCTTGAAGTTCGCGTATCAGGCTGGGACAGCTACTAAATATTTGTATTCTTGGTCTTCCGCTTGGCTGTAACCTCAGGTATTCGTGAATCTGTATCTTACCCTGTATTCTATTCTTATCCGCTCTACGCAGCTTGTGACCTTGTCGTACTAATGTTTCTCCGACTGTTGGGCCTGTAGTACCTGTTCTAGACCAAGCTGCAGTATCTAAAACTCCTTGGACAGACATAGGATCTTCTAGTTCCATCTCTGTTATCTTATAGCCTAAATCTTCACCAGTAAGACCCTTTTTATACAGTTCACGGTAGACTATCAATGTACCGTCACTAGGATCAATTGTAGCCCATATACAGGCTGATTCACTGGCGTAACCATAGTCAATACCTTTAACTCTGTCCCAGTGTATAGGGATCTCAAATGGTGGTATGACATGTTCTTCTATACTAAATTCGGTAAAAGCTGCCCCCTCGTTAACGTCCCAATTACCTTCTAATAGCTGCTTGCGTTGCGTAGGAGGCAAAGCTTTAAGCATCTGCTCGTAACGTCCATCCGTTGCTAAGAATGGATTGTCTTCTAAACGAGCTGGTATAAACTTACGTGTTAATCCATCTTTACCTACAAAGCTTTTGTCAGGTTCTGATGGTTGTATATACCTATTCTTTACCCAGTGTGCACCAACACCACCGGGGTTAGCAGTACAACGCATATAAGGCGTTATCTCGCTATCTGTTGTTCTTAGTCGTGAAGCTAAGTAGTTCCAACTAAACTCAGTAGGAAGGTGAGTAATCTCATCAAAGCCTATCCAACTGTATGCTTGTCCCTGATAGCGATATACATCTGCATCTCTTTCAAGGAAACCAAACTCTATCTTAGCACCGCTAGGGAAGTTCCAGAGCTTTTCTACTTCCCTATATTTACAACCGGGAAAAGCTTTGGGATATAATTCCCTTGACTTATCTATTAACTCTCGCAGTTCTGGCATAGACCTTCTAATAATTAAAGCCCTGTGAGCAGCTCTGTGAGCGTATCTGAGGGGGTCTACGAGCATAGCGTAGGACTTTCCACCCCCTGCAGCTCCTCCGTATAACACATCCGTCTCTGCGGCTGCTAGGAACTCTGTCTGAGGCCCTTCATTCGGAGCAAAAATAACATTGTCCTGTACTTCAGCTTTTACATTTTGAGGAAGTGTTTCTAGGTCAATAACCTTACCTTCCTTTGTTACAGCTTCTGCAGGCTCGTCAAGCTTTTTAAGTACTGTCGTTTTTCTTTTTAACTGAGTCTTTGCTTTAGTCAGCTTCTTTTCTAAACTTTTAACAGTGTCTTTCTTTTGTTTAAAAGCTTTCTTAGCACTCATCTTAGCTTTAACTTCAGAGTGATAAGTGTACTGTCTAGTGGCTTTACCGCCTGCTTTTTCTAAGTAGTTCTTTAAAGTCTGATGCGATATCTTTGCATCGTCTCCTAGTTTACTTCTTATAAATACTAGACCCTCTCTTAAGGAGGATATAGACTCGTCTAAAAGACCATTGACAGCTTCTTCTAAAACTTCTAAATACCCCGGAATAGCCTCCAACATATTAGTTTCTTTGTTGTGAGCATATCCAAAAGGTATTACGCCTCTACCTTTGGGCTTAGTCTTCGGGTATAGTGTATTCTGCGTCATTATCAACTGTTACTGCTGCTTTAGCAGGTAGAATAAATAAAGACCCTTGGCTAGATTCATCTACCTTATGATTTATGTCAATGCGGTCAGCTTTTCCTAAGCCTATACGGTCTAGGATAGTCTGAGCAGCTTGTATCTTCACATTGGACTGTGGGATAGCATGTTCTGCTTCCATTACTTCTACCAGCTTAAAAGCTGCTTTAGGTGCAGATTGTGCTAGGACATCAGAGGCTAAGTCTATCATTTCTTGTTTAAGTGCTTTTACGACTTGAGGATAGCTTCCTTCGGAGTAACCTGCCAATTCTGCTGCTTGTTTTGGATCACCTCCTGTTGTAAGTAGGTTTTCTAAAAAACTTTGCTGCTTTTCCGTATACTCTCTTTCTATCTTCTGAGAGTTACGAGGTAAATATTTAGATACATGTTGAGTCATGAGATACAGTATACAGCATTATTAAGCAGTTGTCAAGTAATATTTTATCAATTCCTTACGGAATCTTGTTTTTTAATTAACAATAAAATAACACTTGACAGAATAACAAATCAACTGTATACTAAGTAACGTACTTTAAAGCTTTTACCGATAATAAGTCCTATACAACAACTATAAACAACACTTTAAAGCTTTAAAAGCTTTTAAATAGAGAGCGCAACTGTTTCTACCCTTCTAAAGCTTCTACCCCTGCACGACGATATCTTTTGTTATTATCCCCCGTCTCTTCCCAAGATTCCCCCAATATTGACAGCTTTAAAAGTTTTGAAAATGTACGACCACGTATTACACGCGGGGGGAGGGGGTGGTGGTCACCTGCCTACCCCTAATGAGAATGACTCTCAAATGCGAATACTTCTCAAACGTTAAAGATTCTCAATTGCGAATACTTCTCAAACGCGAATACTTCTCAAACGTTAACAATAATCATTCTCACACTTTTAAACCTTTCAAATATTCCCCCACTTTTAAAAGGGTCAAAGATTTGCGCCCAATATTTACAAGATTTTAGAAGCTTTAGAAGTCTAACAATCCCTACCTATATTTTGTTATATTCTAAACTTTCACCCTTTTAACCTTTTAATTCCAGTTAGTTATAGAATATTCTCACCTATTCCCAATAGTTCAACTATTCCCCTGATATATTCCAATCTGGAATACTTTTAAAGTTTTAAAACCTTCACTATATCTCCACTTTTATTCCATAACTTTTCATGTTTTTATTGCTTTAATGCTACTTCACTAATTAATACAAGATAGGTTGAAGTTATGGATAGTTTAAACGTTGATGTAATAGAAGTTGAAGAAGTAGCGATAGAAGAATTAAACGAGGTTGTTTTTAATTCTGTATATTCCAACTCATTCGCGCAAGCTGCGGAGGTTGCCGATAATCTCGCCGAAGCTGTCAGGATTATGTTGAATGATCCTACTAACAAGGACTCACTGGCATACTTTGAAGATGGCGCATATGAATGCAAACAAAATGGCGAAGACGGCGCGAGGCATTATGCGGTATTAAACGCAACATTGCGCCGCCAATCTGAAAAATTAGCGAAAGATAAAGATTGCACTCACATTGATGCGCCCTTATCGCTGAAAATGGTTGATGGTGTTCCCAAAATTCAAGAGGCGAAAGTAAAAGACAAGCCAGAAACAGAAGGCGAGTCTAGCGAGGGCGAAGGCAGCGAGCCAGAAGCAAGCGAGTCATCAATAAAAGATAAGTTTACTGAAACTTGTAAAGTGTTCGCACGTAGTGCAAGCGATGAAGATTTACAACTAGCGATTCAAATTATTGTTAACTTTAAAAATCTTCCAAAACAGTAATAGACTGTATAGCTTGACCCGCTTTTAATAGGGTCAAGTCTATCAATAGATTTTAACATGTTAAAAAATGTTAGAGTCTATTGATAGGCTTTCAAATAAGTCTAGCGATTGAGAGGCCCTCAATTTGTATGCTCTGTATAAAATTTGGTTAAGTTCAATTGTCGGGATAGCAACCGATAGAACGACTCGTAAAAAAGCACGGATAACGGACTAATACCGTTGGCTGTGTGGTTGTGGTGTGGACTATGTGATTTCAGTCAAATTTAACATGTTAAAATTGAAGTGAATGGAAAAATACGAGCACTAACAAAACACAATCATACAGACTGTTAAAGTGTAGAATTATCCAGTAGATAATATCTTACATTCCCTAGCAGGATTCAGAAACAGTATTAGAAAGTGAAAGCGGAAGCCAGTCAACAAATTGGAGAGCGAGTATAATATTTGACATAAAAAAGACAGCAAACAATCAACCATGTTATCTTTAAAAGTAGCGTGGTTTTTTGTGTGTTGTTTTAATATGGCACAGAACCAAAAACAAACTAACTTTAAAAAAAGGAAATACCTGATGGATACGTCAAAAGTAAAAGTAGTAACAAATCGTCCTGCACCAAAGCGTAAAACTCAACCGTCTTCTAAATGGAGAGAATTACTTACACCAATGAAGCGTGGTCACTGGTTTGAGGTGAAGTGTAACACTCAAGACAAGACATATAATAGAGTGTGCGCCGCTGCTAATACATATTGCAGAGGCCGCTATACGTTTTACAAAATAGCAAAGGGCCGCTACGTTTTTGAAATAAACAAGGGTTAAACCAGAAACAAAAAAGACTGTACAACACTGCTCATATTTAATAGTGTGGGCTTTGTTGTGTTGTTTTAATTTGTAACAGGGCGGGACAGTGCAGGACTGTAAATCCTGTGTGGCATATTTATATGCACCCTTAAAGCTGTTTGCCGTGGCGCTAGTGTGACTTGATGAATCACTAACCACGAACTGCTACACGCCTCAGTATGGCGTTAAACTGCTACTTTGACGCTGATGTAGGGTTGCAAACCTGTATCAGTATTGAGTAGACCTGAGCATGTCTTTAAACTGCTTACACTTTAAATTAACTTTAATAAAAGGAAATAAGCATGGCGATTTTAGATGTATGCGACTTGGATATGATAACAAAGGAAGATATTCTGGCCTTAGTATCTTTCCGCAGAACCTTAAACGGCAAACTAGTTATTGCCGCTGTTCACGGTGATATTAAAGGGAAAGTTCGGGGCAATATTGAAGGTGACCTTGAAGGGAATATCAATGGCGATATTACAGGCGGTGTTAGGGGCAGTGTCGGTGGGCATATTAGAGGCGATGTCTTGGGCCATATAAAAGGTGCTGTCTGGGAGAGTGTCAGCAATGTTCACGGAGATGTAAAAGGTAATGTCTGGGGCGATGTAGAAGGAGATATTCACGGTAATGTGAAGGGCAGTATTGATGGTAATATCTGGGGTGATGTAAAAGGTAATGTTTGCGGTAGGGTAACCAAGGAATTTCATGAACAGGAATGGGATGATATGTTTGGAGGAAAAGAGTAATGATTTACTATACATGGGGTGATGGTTCAGGAGGATGGCACAGCCAAACGATGAAACACTTTAGAACTGTACCACAGGAATCTCTAAAGTATATTATATGGGATTGTCAACGGGCCTTAGAAGCGATGCCAGACAATCCTAAAGCAGGACAGTATCAGGATGAGATCCTGTATGCTGCAATGGAACTAAACCGACGAAAGGGAAAGTAAATGATTACATTATATGACGTTATTGAAAGCGACAAGATAAACGACAACGCTAAAAACTGGGCATTGGAAAATATAGAGTACTTAAAAAAGCCAATGAAATTATTCGGCTCATCACAAAAAGTAGAAAAGGGATCAGACAAGTTTAATACTTATATCTTATATCTACAGCCTGCGGATAAGGTAGCGACACAATCGCTCTGTGTCTTTGCGGATGACGCGGGATGTAAAAACCCATGCTTAATTAGTAGCGGACAATTAGGTATGTCAGTCGGACAGAACGCAGCGACTAAGCGCACGATACTAATGTTACTGCGGCCAGAGTGGTTCAACGAACAGCTCTTAATTGAAATTGATAAGGCAGAAACCAAGGCTTTGCGGGACAATATCCCTGCGTTGTTTAGATTAAATGGTACAAGTGATATCGACTTTGGTAGCATTATAAAACAACGTCCTGCTAGTATGTTTTACGATTACACAAAAGTATTAGGTAGAGTTAGAAAGAATAAGCTTACCAACTATGATTTAACTTTTAGCGGGTCAATGTATAGTGATCAATCAAGAGCGGCATTGAAAAAAGCAGTGAAGCGTGATTACAGGATAGCTGTAGCAGTCAACACAAAAGGCATACAGCGTGACCCGTTACAAGTACCGACAAGGTTTATGTCATTCGACAAAACCGATTTAAGACATCTTGACAAGGCAGGTATCGGACTGTTAAAACGTAAAGGCTCTAGCATATCAGAGAGAATAGCAGAAAATTCAAAAGCTAATTCATTCTTTGTAACTAGCGCAAACGTGACTGCTTTTAATAAGATAATAGCAACAGCAACATAACACTACACTTATCTAACTGGAGAAAGAAAACTATGAAAACACTTATTGAATTTAAAATACTTTGCGACTGTCACGATTGGTACTATGAGCGGACAGAAGATCCTCACGTATACGAAAGAGGTAGAAAGAATAGAGAGTACCTTGAAAAGATTATGCGTGAAGGTGGAGAAGAGTATGCACGAATTTATTTTAGTTACGAATCATAAACAAAAGGAGATACATCACAATGAAAACAGAAACTGAACTAACACTGCAAGAGATACTTGAACTACTTAGAAAAGAGATTGATATCTACAACGCTACTACTTGGAGGACAAACGTAAAAGATATCTCAAACGATGATAGATCATGGTACGATTCTTCTGTTGCAGAAAGAACAGAATTCTATCTATCAAATGCTAGTTTGATGAATAAATATTAAATAGTTTTGCGTGATGCTTGACTATCACCAGAATCTATGCTACCCTAATTCACATATATTTAACATGTTAAAACAACTTATTAACTTAAAACTAAAAAGGAAGTTATAAAAATGACTAACATCATTCAACTCAACAGCCAACAACGCCACATTGATATGCTACCTGACGTAGGAGAACTACCCGTTATAACAAGCAGCCCTTTAAGGTTTGTTAACCATGCAGGTGATCTTGTTACTGATCCCAATAGAAAAGTTATAACAACTACAACAAGTGATGAGGTTATCAACGTTGTAAAGAATGGTTTTACTTTTGAAAACAATCAACCTGCAGATGTGCTAAGGATGTCAGAGTCTTTGTTACTTCAGTCAGGTATATCATTGAAAAATGTAACAAGAGAAGTTCAGCTTGCGCCTAATGGTTCTAAGATGACCATCAAGTATACTTTTCCAGACTACATTGTTGACCTTGGAAACGGTGACGAAACTCAGTTCCAGATATTGTTTTATAACTCTCACGATGGTGCTTGGAGCTTTACTGTTAGAGCCGGAGCGGTACGTATGGCATGTCTTAACTTGCAAGTACATGTAAGCGACATCTGTATGTTCAAAGCAAAGCATACGCCTAGCATCAACCCTGATCACGCTAGACGTAAGATGGTCGCAGCCATTCAACACTTCCACCTAGAAGGTGAGCGTTGGTCACGTTGGAAAGAGCAGTCTGTTACAAACCGCCAAGCCTTTGAAACCTTTGCCGCTGCTGCAGGATGTAAGATTGTTGCTGCTAGTCCAGAGCTTTCAATGCTAGAGCTGTTGTCAGACAAGCGAGTCTTTACTAATCGCAGCTTGATGTACATGTGGAATCAGTACACTACCAACGAGCAAAAGGTTCTTGGTTCTAACGAGTGGGCCGTATACAATGCGCTTACACATTGGTCAACGCATGCTCCGGCAGGCCGCAAGACTAATGTTAACAATGAACTTGCTACCGCTGTACGTAGGCAGGAAGCTGTACGGGGTGCAATAGCAACGAGGTTAGCAGCATGAGTACATCCTTTGCTAACGCTGCAAAAATAATTAAGAGAGAAGTTTCTGAGCTTATAGATAGAATGAATAACATGAAAGGATCACAGTATTATTTTAACTGTGACAACAAAGGAGATTCAATTGATTGTATATATACGGATGGTGATAGCGGTGGTCTGCATATTCACGGCTTCTCAGAAGTTTTTGAGAACGAAGGAGGTGTTACTATTCAAATGATTGGAGACGTACACTATTGTGATGTAGAAATAGACGACCTAATATTTATTTTAACTAGCATTAAAAAGTTTCAGAAAGAAACTGAGCAACGTATATATGAAGAGGAGCTAGACTAATGGCTATGATAGATAAGAAGTTTGCGGATATTATTCTTGAAGCGTACTACTGGGATCACAAGCTAGTAGACAATGTAGTGACACGTAAAAACAAAGTAGTTCTAGCGCGTATAGTGCTGTACAAAGACTACGAATACGGAAGCACACAATTATCTGAGGTAATGACTCTGCGTAATAATCTGGTTGAGGCGTACAGTAATCATCCTGATAACGAAGTATGCGTAGAGCTTATTATAAAAGAGGAGTTCGTAAACGTATGCTAGTTAAAACTGAAATAGGAATAAGAGGTAGAACAGATAGAAGGTACGTATATAATAACGGCCACGAGGCGTTACTTATAGAAAGAGATTGGGGCTACGACGATAGAGGATTAGAGTTAATTGTTTATCAATATAACAGACCTTACTCTGAAGAAGCTTTAGTACGTGACATCCATACAGGACTCTCAGAGTTTGAAGCTCAGAAGATTCTTAAAGAGGTACAGGCTTTTCCTATGCTCTCAGGTCTAGCCTTTGCGCTTAAGCACTGGGAAGAATACTTCATTGATAGTGACGATGATTGGACTGATGAGATAGCCGATATACTGCAAAAAGCAGGAGAAGATTTAGGACTTGAAGGTGTTACAATGGAGCCAGAGTTTTATCATAAGGACGAGGACGAAGGCATCTAATAGAAAGCCTATGTACCAGTTAGGCATCTAACAGAAAGCCTTAGTTATATAACCAAGGAGAAAGAAGAATGAACGTCAGCATAGATTGGGACACTGCAGAAAGGATTGGTGTTAACTACATCAAAGAATCTTATATTACTTTACTTGAAACAATGGAAGGCTATGATAGTAGTAGTCAACTACCTAGACAAAAGAGCCAGTGGCAGCAGGACATACCTACTGTCATCAGCTTTCATGAAATTTTAAGATATTTATTACCGGAGGAAGAAGCTAATGAATTCATTAATAGTCAAAGCAAAACGTACATTCGCTAGAATCAAGTCAGTAACTGAGGGATTCTTTAACGATATAGCCTCAGGTTATATTACAAAAAAAGAAAAGAAGGTTGTACTTTTATTTATATTTATAGTACTATTACTTTCTATCGCCTTACCTGTAGGAGCAGCACATTGGGTATTAAAGTTGAACTAATAGATACAATGGGAAGTGATCTAACTGTCGTGAACAGTGCGAGAGTTTCCTTCAGTAATGTGTCTGACACTTTTAAAGATAAAGACAAAGGTCTTATAAATTACTTAGCGAAGCACGATCACTGGACTCCTTTTGCTCATGTGCAATTACAGTTTAGAATTAAAGCTCCTGTATTTGTAGCAAGACAGTTAGTCAAGCATCAAATTGGAATGGTCTGGAATGAAGTCAGTAGACGATACGTTGATAGCGACCCTGAGTTCCACCATCCTGAAGCATGGCGCAAGAGAGCGGCTGATAAAAAGCAAGGCTCATCTGATGAGTTGTTTGAAGGTAAAAGGTTTGACGCACGATACAAAGACCTTATGCTTCAAGCGGCTGCTGTCTTTGATAACATGATAGCAACAGGAGTAGCACCAGAGCAGGCGCGTATGGTTCTTCCTCAATCCATGATGACTGAATGGATATGGACAGGATCACTTGTTGCCTTTGCTAGAGTAGTTAAACTAAGAGCTGCTGCCGATGCTCAGCTAGAGTGTCAATGGATAGCCAATATGATTGATGAAGAAATTAAACAACGTAAAGAACTTAAACATTCTTGGAGTGCACTATGTCAATAAGAACTAATCTATTTGTACATGATACAAACACGATCAGTATTAAAAAATGTAACGCAGGAGAAGATGGAGTAGGACAATTACAAGACTCTTGGGACATCATAATAAAAGATAAAGATGGTCACGAAGTAAGAGTATACTGTTGGGGTGACGATGCTAAATTAAAAATAGACATGATAGCGGAGGAGGAAGACTAATGAGCAACACTAACGAAGAAGGATGGGTTGAAGGCATGGAAGACTTCTACATGTCTTTCGACGATCTCTGGTCTAGAATGTTTGTTATGTCTTTGGGGACAGAACTACCTGATAACATAGTAAAGAACAGCTTCTTTTCTTTCATAAAAGAGCGTTGCATGGAAACAAAAGGGTATCTATTTGCATCAGAAGATGATATGATCAGCCTCTTTCCTGAGTTCTTAAATGAAATAATAATCGCAGGAGGTAAAGCGTGACCAGAACTATAAGAGTCTCTCAAAAAGATTTCTTTGCTTTTAAAATAAAGCACGAGGGTCTTTTATATACCGATAAAATAGCAACCAAGTTACACACCATTGAGGAGGATGGTACTTATGTCATAAGCTTTGGAGAAGGTATCTCAGAAGATGCCTACGAACTGTACGAACAATTTATCACAAACCAAGGAGATACAATTAATGAAGATGATTGACGGGATTCCCCAAATCATACAAGGCACTTGCTACTACGCTCACGTAGGAGAACAGCCTATACCTGACTACTCTGAGAAGCAGCAAGAAGGCTCCGGTAAGTTTGGTTGGGAGTTAAATCTAGCTGTATCAGCGGAAGACTTTGAACGCTTCCAACGTGCAGGGTTTAACGTAGGTCTCAAACCTGCGGGAAAAGCTAAGTATACTGAAGACAACGTGATTACTTTTTATAAGTATCATGCAAATAGTAACGGCTCTATTAATCTGCCGCCTATTGTAGTTGACGGTGACAAGAACAGTTTCTCTGGGCTGATAGGTAATGGCTCAACGGTAGCTGTACAATGGGCTCCAATGGTATATTACAAAGGCAAGTTCAAACGACCACTGCTAAACGCTGTTCAAGTCATTGACTTGGTAGAAGTAGGCGAAGCAGCCACACCATTCACAGAAGAGGAGATTGCATTTTAAATGGCACAATATACTTTTAAAACCGAAGACGGTTTGTACGATGTTGAGAAGTTGAATGACACTGCAAAGACTGCATTCAATTACTTGGCTGAAATACAGACCGAAGTACAAGGCCTTTCCAAAAGGATAGATGTTCTTCAGGCAGCGTCATCAGCTTATAACGCTGCTATCATGGACAATCTAAATGATGAAGCCATGATAGAAGAAGAAGAGGTAGCTCAACTAGAAGAGGACTAAAGAGGATGGCGTTTAAAGAAACCCACCTTCCTTGTTCTTCTTGCGGCAGCAGCGATGCACTCTCTATCAACTACGATGGGAGTGCACGTTGTTTTAGCTGCAATGAGTACACAAGGAACTATGAGAAACCAACGGAAAATACAATGCCAATAGTTAACAACAACAACATCAAGAACGACCCCGCATCCTTTGCAAAGGAAGGGCAGTATGCAGCCTTAAAGGATAGATCAATCACAATGGAAACCGCCAAGAAGTATGGTGTTAAAGTAACCTTTGACATCAACGGCGAAACTCACAAACACATCTACCCTTACCACGACAGCGAAGGAGAAGTAGCACAGAAAGTTAGATTCGTTTCCTCCAAAGGTTTTTCTTGGCAGGGAAGGAACAATAGGGCAGGTCTATTTGGAATGCAGCTCTTCAAAGAGGGCGGCAAGTACATAACAATTACTGAAGGAGAGTGTGACGCTATGGCAGCATACGAACTCCTTGGTTCTAAATGGCCCGTAGTTAGTATTAAATCTGCAAGCACTGCAGAGAGAGATGTAAAAGATAACTTAGAATATCTTGAAAGCTTTGAAAACGTAGTCATTGCTTTTGACATGGACAAGCCCGGAAAGGAAGCTGCGCGTAGAGTAGCTAGACTTCTGCGTCCTAGCAAAGCAAAGATTGTTACCCTGCCAGAAGGTTACAAAGACCCTAATGATTTACTAAGAGATAACAAGCACTCTATCTTTGTTCAATGCTTCTGGGACGCAAAGACTTATACTCCTTCTGGAGTTTTAAATGTTTCGGACAACCGTGAGAAGTATAAGAACAGAGAAAAGAAACCTTCTATCCCTTATCCTTGGCAAGGTCTTAACGAGAAGTTAGAAGGACTACGGCAGGGAGAGCTTGTAACACTTACAGGTGGTACAGGTTTAGGTAAGACCAGTGTAACGCGGGAACTAGAACACTGGCTAGTAAAGCATACTACCGATAACGTAGGCATCATTGCTCTTGAAGAAGATTGGAGGCGTACCATTGACGGCATCCTTTCTATTGAGGCCAATGCTAAACTACACATTGACAGAATCAGAGAGCAGTATACTGACGAAGAGTTAGATGGATTCTTTGATGTACTATACGATGGCGAGAACAGAAACAGAGTATGGGTACACGCACATCACGGAGCCAATGACATTGATTCTATCTTCAGTAAGCTACGCTTTATGATAGTAGGCTGTGAATGTAAATGGGTTGTAGTAGACCACTTGCATATGCTTGTATCTACTAGCTTAGAAGGTGATGAACGCAGATCAATTGATGCAATCATGCACCGCTTAAGAACCCTCGTAGAAGAGACAGGCGCAGGTCTTATATTAGTATCACACTTGCGTAGGATTGATGGCAACAAAGGACACGAGAACGGTATTGAGACAGGCTTAAGCCACCTTAGAGGCAGCCAAAGCATCGCTCAGTTATCCGATTCTGTTATTAGTCTTGAACGTAACCAACAATCTGATGACCCTGTAGAATCTTCCACCACTAGGATAAGGGTGTTGAAGTCTCGTTACACTGGTGACGTTGGTGTAGCTAGTCACTTGCTTTTTGATAATGAAACAGGTAGGCTCGCAGAGATTGAAACAGATGACGTATCAAACAACAGCGAAGAAGAAGTCGTACTAGGATTTGAATGATGAGCAGATTAGTATTTGACATAGAGACAGATGGTCTTGATGCTACTAAGATATGGTGTATTGTCGCTCAAGATGTAGACACTAAAGTAATATATACCTACGGCCCTGATCAGTTACAGGAAGGTTACAATCTTCTTGATTCTGCTGACTCTTTAGTAGGCCATAACATAATAGGATTCGACATCCCTGTAGTACAAAGGCTGATGAATAAACCTGACTTCTCTAAGGATAAAAAGATTATAGATACTCTTGTATTATCTAGACTCTTTAACCCTGTAAGAGATGGTGGTCATAGTCTTAATCAATGGGGACATACTCTTGGATTTAATAAGCTTGACTTCAAAGAGTTTGACGCTTACACGGCTGAGATGTTGGACTACTGTGTAAGAGATGTTGAATTAAATACTGCTGTATACTTTGAACTACGCGAACAGAGTAGAGGATTCTCACCGCTGTCCGTAGACATTGAGCATCAGGTAGCAGCTATAATGAAGGATCAAGAGGCTCGCGGCTTCTTCTTTGATGGGCCTAAAGCAGAGATGCTGTTAGCTCAGATAAGAGAACGCATGACTGCATTAGACAGAGAGACTAGAGAAGTCTTTCTTCCTAAGATAGTAAAGCTTAAACTGTACCCTCGTTATACTAGTACTGGTGCTATCTCTAAAATAGCTGACAGAGAAGAAGCTTATATCCTTAAGCAGAAGTTTGATACTATGGTAGAGGCAGAGAAATACTCTGGTGTTAGATTAACAGAGGAAGAGTATGCTTTATTCTCTGAAAAGAATCACGCTGTTCCATTGCACATCACAAGGACAACGACTATTGATCTTAACCTAAGCTCTCGTAAGCAAATAGGAGAATACCTTATTGACTTTGGTTGGAAGCCTGACGAGCATACGGTCACAGGCAGACCAGTTGTTAACGAGAAGACCTTAAGTAAAATAAAAAACATACCTCAAGCAGAGCTTATCAAAGAGTTCTTCCTGCTTCAAAAGAGAGAAGGACAGATTAAGTCATGGCTTGAAAAGGTAGAAGACGATAGCCGTGTACATGGATACGTGATACCTAATGGAACCATCACAGGACGCATGACACATCGCGAGCCTAACATGGCTCAAATACCTAGTCTTAAATCTGAGTACGGAGAAGAGTGTCGCTCCTGTTGGACAGTACCTAAAGGCTGTAAACTTGTAGGCATTGACGCTAGTGGTCTTGAGTTGCGGATGCTTGCTCACTATATGAATGATGAGGCATACACTAATGAAATCCTTAACGGAGATATACACACCACTAATCAAAAACTTGCAGGGCTTAAATCAAGAGATCAGGCTAAGACTTTCATCTATGCACTCCTATACGGAGCAGGAGATGAGAAGCTTGGAAGCGTGGCGGGAGGAGGTAGGAGAACTGGCGAAAACCTTAGAAGATCGTTCTTTGATAATCTCCCATCATTTACAACTCTTAGACATAAAGTTATCAGAGCAACAGAAAAGAAAGGATTCTTAAAAGGTCTTGATGGCAGGAAGCTGACAGTGCGTAGCGAACACAGCGCACTTAATACATTGTTACAGGGTGCAGGAGCTATCATGATGAAGCAAGCTCTTGTTATCTTAAACAAGAAGATAGCCCACTTAGATGCTCACTTTGTTGCCAACGTCCATGACGAATGGCAGATAGAAGTAAGACAAGATCAAGCAGAAGAAGTTGGTAGGCTTGGAGTAGAAGCAATCGTTGAAGCTGGTAAAGTTCTAAAACTTAACTGTCCTCTTGACGGGGAATACAAAGTAGGAGATAGCTGGAGTGAAACACATTAAAATTTCTAAGTCTTTTATAGACAAAGCTAAAACTAAATCTAATCAGATGGGTCAGCTAAGAAACTCTATAACAAAAGGAGCAGGAAATGTTCACGGCTTTTTAGGGGAGCTTATTACTGCTGAAGAGCTGGAAGCTGAAGAAAGAAATACTTACGACTATGATATAAAATTAAATAATTTAACAATTGACGTTAAAACTAAGAGAGTAAACACTCCTCCTAAAAGTTTTTATGAATGCTCAATAGCAGCATTAAACACAAAACAAAAATGTGACTTTTATGTTTTCACAAGAATCTTAAAAAACATGGAATCAGGTTGGATACTAGGATATCTTTCAAAGGAAGATTATTTTAAAAAAGCAACCTTCCTTAAAAAAGGAACGGTAGATCCTTCTAATGGGTGGACGGTTAGTACTGACTGTTACAACCTGCCGATATCAGACTTAAAAAGCATAGAGGAATTAAAACATGAAACCAATTAAGATAACAGATACTAAACCTAACCACGATCCAAACAGAGTAGGAGACTTAGCAGAACACTATGCTATTACATGGCTATGGGACAACGGCTATCACGTATTCAAGAACTGTGGTTGCACAGGCCCTATAGATATAGTAGCATTAGATCCAGAAGGAAAGGTTATTCTTATAGATGTTAAGTCTTACAAAGACGGCAGGCTTTCAGCTAAGACTCCATTGCAAAAGCAGTTAGGCGTTCAATACCTTCACTACAATTCAATTACACGCAAGTGTAGATTCGTGAGGCATCGCAAATGAAAACATTAGAAACATTAATACCTGACATCTATGAAGTACTTGATGGTCTTAACAGCGACAAAGGCATAGACATATCAGAAGAGCTGATGGAAGACTTTCTATATAATATGAAAGACGCTCTTGAAGGTTGGTCAACGCCTCACCTGCAGTCAAAGACTATACGTATGTCTAATGTAGGAAGACCTTTACGCCGCGTATGGTATGACATGAAGGACACAGACTCTAGCTCTTCTAAAAAAGATATGCACCCTTCTAACTTTATTAAGTTTCTGTACGGTCATCTACTTGAGCAGATAGCTATACTTCTTATCAAGCTGTCAGGACATAAAGTAACTGCCATGCAAAAGGAAGTAGAGGTTGACGGCATCAAAGGACACATGGACTGTAAGATTGATGGTGAGGTTGTTGATATTAAGACTGCATCAAACTTCTCCTTTAAGAAGTTCTCTGAAGGAACCTTAGTAGACGATGATCCTTTTGGTTATATGGCGCAGCTTGCAGGTTACGAAGAAGCAGAAGGTACAGAGGATGGAGGCTTCTTTGCTATCAACAAAGAGTCAGGAGAGATATGTTTATTCAGACCGGGAAACTTATCTAAACCTAATATAAGAACTAAGATAAACAATATCAAAGAGTCCTTAGAAGTAGATGAACCTCCTGCCATATGCTATCCTCCTGTACCAGAGGGAAAGAAAGGCAACCTTAGACTAGCGACAGGCTGCGTATACTGCCCTCACAAAGCTAAGTGTTGGAAAGATTCTAACAACGGTAACGGACTTAGAGCTTTTAAATATTCAAACGGAGTCAAGTACTTTACTCGCGTTATATCTATGCCAAAGGTTATGGAGATACCTTTATGAACAGAAGACTATCTAAAAGAATAAACAATAAAGCTTCAGAGATTGCTGTTGAATGGCTCAAGAGCATGATACCTGAGTCAGAAGCAGACACAGTAACCTCAAAGAATATACCACGCGACAACCCCTGCGCTTACAGAAACGGAGTAGCTTACTCAGTCCCTTACTCTTTTAAAGGTGCAAAGAGAATCATTAAGATCTTAGTACGCAGAGGAAAGGATTTAAATGATATCACTATGCAGGATATAGAACAGCGTGTAAGGAGTACACAACGATCTTAGAATCTATTCCTGATATAGATAGTGAACCAGAGCTTACTATAATAGAGCTTGCTAGATTCTTTATCACAAATAATGGTAGCATGGAGCAAGTGCCTACTGAATTAATCCAACAACTTCTAATTTTATTAGAGCTAGAAGTTATAAAAAGAGAAGGTGTTATACACTAATGAAAAGAAAGCCTAGACAAAGAAGACCTATAGAAAAAGGTAAGCCCAAAGGATACGACTCTAAATGGGAAAAGACTTTACACGATACAGTCCTACAAGATTGGATACACCACGATGGTAAGGTTCCTTATGTTATAGAACACAACTATCATCCTGATTTTACTAAAAGGATAGGGCGCAAAAAGATTATCATTGAAGCCAAAGGTAGATTCTGGGACTACGCTGAGTTTACTAAATACATATGGATTCAAAAAGCTTTACCTAGTAGCACAGAACTGGTATTCTTATTTGCAAATTCATCAGCGCCTATGCCTCAAGCAAAGAGACGCAAAGACGGTACTAAGAGAAGCCACGGAGAATGGGCATCTGATAACGGCTTTAGATGGTTTACTGTTGATACATTACCAGAAGAATGGAGGAGTGAAAGTGAAACAAAAGACTAAAAGATGGCTCGCCTTAGATGATGCAACGCCTGCAGATTGGGACAGCATACAACAGAGTACTAGCCCACAGTGGGATGTCGTAGCTAAACCAGAACATTACAACAGCGGTGACATTGAGTGCATAGACGGTATAGAAGCTATGTTAACTAAAGAAGAGTTCATCGGATATTTAAGGGGTAACAGTCTTAAGTATCGTTGGAGATATCCTTATAAGAATGGAACGGAGGATCTAAGGAAGGCAGCTTGGTACGAGGAAAGACTGCTTAAAACTTTAGAAGCTGATGAAGATGGATAACAATTACGTAGATAGAAAGACTGAAAGAAGAACCAGATACAATAGAAAAGTAAAAGGTAAAGTAACAAAAGATAACAAGAACTTTAAAAACATTCGCTTAGAAGAACTAAGGAAACAGGACGCAAACGAGGAGTTATTAGATAATGGATCAGTACCAACAATACATACACAAGAGTAGATACGCACGTTACATAGATGATGAAAAGCGCAGAGAAGAATGGGGAGAAACAATTAATCGATATCTTTCTTTCTTTGTTGAGCGCGGTCAGATCAACGACGAAGAAGCAGTAGAACTTTTCAACGGTATAGCAGATCAAAAGGTAATGCCTTCTATGCGCTGCATGATGACAGCAGGAGCAGCCTTACACCGCGACAACGTAGCAGGATTTAACTGCTCTTACCTTCCTATTGATAGCCCTCGCTCCTTTGACGAGCTTATGTACATCCTTCTGTGTGGCACAGGCGTAGGCTTTAGCGTTGAACGTGACTACGTTAATAAGCTTCCTGAAGTAGCTGACAGCTTTCACGATACTGATTCTACTGTTGTTGTATCAGATAGTAAGGTTGGATGGGCTAGTGCTTTCAGAGAACTAATAAGTCTTCTTTATGCAGGTAAGATTCCTAAGTGTGACCTCACTAGAATACGTCCGGCGGGTGCTAGGTTAAAAACCTTTGGCGGTAGAGCAAGTGGCCCACAACCTTTAGCAGAGTTATTTAATTTTGCTGTTGAACTCTTTAAAGCTGCAGCAGGACGTAAGCTTACTTCATTAGAATGTCATGACTTAGTATGTAAGATTGCAGATATTGTTGTTGTAGGTGGTGTACGTAGATCAGCCCTTATTAGTTTAAGTAACGTTACTGATAACCGCATGGCTAACGCTAAGAACGGTGAGTGGTACTTAGGCAACGGTCAAAGAGCTTTAGCTAATAATAGTGCTGTCTACTCTGAGAAGCCTGACTTTGATACATACTCTTCTGAGATGAAGAGACTATACGATTCTAAGTCTGGAGAGCGTGGAATCTTTAGCCGTATTGCAGCTCAAAAGGTTGCAGCACGTAACGAGAGACGCGATGCTACACATAAGTTTGGTACTAATCCTTGTTCAGAGATCATTCTACGACCTTATCAGTTCTGTAATCTCTCTGAGGTTGTAGTAAGAGATGATGACACTGCTGAAACTTTAAAAGAAAAGGTAAGACTCGCTACAATTCTAGGTACTCTTCAATCAACAATGACTGACTTTAGATACCTCCGTAATATCTGGAAAAGGAATACAGAAGAAGAGGCTTTGCTAGGGGTTTCTATGACAGGTATCATGGACTGTAAGCTCACCAATGGATCTACGGGTGAAGCAGCCCTAGGAACGCTCTTAGAAGCCCTCAGAGCCGTTGCAGTGGACACAAACAAAGAGTGGGCATCTAGGTTAGGGGTCAACCAATCAGCCGCCATAACGTGCGTGAAGCCGTCTGGTACGGTCTCTCAATTGACAGATAGTGCTAGTGGAATACACCCAAGGTTCAGCGAATATTATATTAGAACTGTAAGAGCTGATAAGAAAGACCCTCTTGCTACGGCTATGATAGAGGCAGGCTTTCCTCACGAGGAAGATGTAATGAATGCTTCTAACTGGGTGTTTAGCTTCCCGCAGAAAGCACCTAATAAAGCTGTTACAGTTGAAAGCATGGGCGCTATGGAACAGTTAAAGCTGTGGAAAGTTTATCAAGATAGTTGGTGTGAGCATAAGCCTTCAATGACTTGCTATTATAATGATGATAACTTCTACTCTGTATGTCAGTGGATATGGGAAAACTTTGACAGCGTTAGCGGTATCAGCTTTCTACCTGAAGCGGAGCATGTATATAAGCAAGCACCGTATCAGAAAATAGACAAAGCAAATTATATGAAACAAATTAAGGAACTTCCTAAAGATTTTGAGTGGGATATAGAAGAGCTAGATGATAACACTGAAGGTGCACAAACCTTAGCATGTGTTGCAGGAGTGTGCGAGATATGAAGAAGGAAGGTAATCTAATCTCCTTTAAAGTCCTTATAGATGAGCGAGGGTTAATAAATACAGAGCTTAGTTTCTTTCCTGAAGATCAGATAAAGAAGGTTTTTGCAGACCCTTATACGCAGAACTATATTAGAACCATACTACGCGAGGGTCATTTAAAACTTGACCCTTTACACCTTTACTTAGAAAAACAACTACAGGCATTATAAAATGGAAGAATTCTTTTTTAATCCACAACCAGAAACAAGGCTATCTACTATACTACGTATTAATTCTGAAATTATAACGGCACTAGCCACAATGGAGTTAGCCGAAGAAAACATAGAAAGTATTACAGAGCTTTTAAAGAAGCACTCAGACTTTGTGATAGATACTTCTGTTAAAGTTTTAAAAGCAGAGAGACTAGATATAAAGATAGTAAAGTAATTTACTTCTTTGACTTAGCCCCCGAACACTTCCAACGCTTACGTGATAAGTTGTTGGGAGTATTAGGATCGTTCTGCTTCTTCTTAGGTAGTCTCTTCTTAATGCCTAAGCTTCTTGCACAGTAGCTGTCGCCTTTAGAGGTTCCCGGCTTAACTCTAGCGCCACCACCTTTAGCTTTACCCGCTTGTCCGTAGCTAACCTTCTTACCGGATGCTGTTACCTTTACCTTTGCTTTACCTTTCCTAGGTTTTGCCATTTAAATATTCCTCTTCTTTTTTATCTAACCAAATCATAATTAATAATAATAAAGATACTGTTAAAACCTTCACGTTTTTCTATACTTTCTAGTCTTAGCCGCAGTCTTCTTAGGCTGCTTGCTGTGCTGCTTACCTGCTTTTGTATCCTTACGCTTCTTAGCGGTTGTCTTAGCGTACTCAGAAGAGCTGAGAGCGTCTCTAGCCTTTTTAGGTAAGTACCTTTCTCCTGTTGCTTTAGGCCCTTGAGTAGATGGCTTACCTGACTTAGTACCCCACTTCTGCTTTGTCCAAGCTTTTAAAGACTTCTGAGACTTTTTAAGCGCCATTACTTGTACCCTCCACCTTTAGCTTTATATTCTTTAGCAAGCATCTGCGCTTTACGTGCTGACCATTGACCTGCTTTACCACCTTTTGATCCTGCTTTGATCTTGTTAAAAAGATTCTTACGCATAGTAGGCTTAGTATAATTACCCGCTTTGTTAACAGTAGATTTTTTCTTTGCCATAGTTACCTCATTTTTTAAATATAAACATAAGAAGACTTAGTATAACGCCAAATGAAATAACAGCAGAGGTTAATACTACACCAATTGTTTTTAAAAGCTTTATATTCTCGCGTCTTCTAATCCTAGCTCTTTTAAGCTGCTTCTCGTGTTCAAGCCTAGACTCTTCTACTCTTGCCATGATCTCGTTATAATCTTTAGTAAGACCCTGCATCATCATAGAGTCCTTGAGCTGCTGATTAAACATCTTAAGCTGCCTCTTGGCGAGTTGTATTTGCATAGAGTCCTTTACAGAAAGCCTTCCTACGTACTTACTTTCTACGTCTTGAACAGCTTCATTGGCTGTAGCATAACGACCCATCACATCACCTAGATCACTAGCATGCCCACCTGTTTCTTTAATAGTGGATATAGCATCGTTAAGCCCCTTGATGACTGATATAACTGTAGCGACTTCTGCAATCATCAGTCTTTCTTGTTCCACAGTTCAAAGAGTACTTTTACTTTCTCTTTGATGGTTTCTATATCACCGTGCATCTTAGCTAAGACTATAACTAAAGTAATAAAACCCATAAACATGGGCCAAGTAGCATTTACAAACTCCATAGCTGTCATCACTTATCCCTGTGTACTGAGTTCTTTTTCTCGTAAGTTCTCATAGCACCTAGTCCAAGCATTCCCATCAGCACAGGCATCATGGTTTCCAAGGGTACAAGAGGTATCACGATATCGTACTCAAGGAGAGCCAGAACAAAGTTGCTGAAAGGGATAGTAATAAAGTTACCAAACATACCTAAGCCACAAGTCCAACCAATAAAAGGTCTCCACCCTGCTACAAATAATGAATTGTGTGCTGCTTCTACTTTGTTAACCTCAAGCTGACCCTTAGCAAGCTCTTGAGCATGATTCTGAGCCATTGTAGCAACTTCATGCGCTAACGCAGCCTTCTGATCCTTATCCTCTATAAACTTGTCTAGAAGACCTGTGACAGGCCCTATAAGAGCGTTTAAAATAGTCATCTAATAACTCCATACCCAAGGTCGCGTTCTACCGCTTTCCCACTCAAGATCATCTAAGTGTATAAATCTAGTAGCGCCTTTTTGATTAACACCAATACCTGTCATTCCTATTCTGATAGCAGCATCTAAAAGCTTGTAAGCTGCTTCACCTTTAACAGCAATATCTATAGCTCTACCAGAAGGATGTGATCCCGGTTTACTTTTCTTAGCTTCTATCGGATGATCCTTGCAACGGTAACCAGAGGTAACAACAAAAGGAAAT